GAGACATGCTAATTCCAAAAGATATTAAACAGCCTCATGTTTTACCAAGAACGGAGACTAGTTTTTCAAAGACTAGATTCATCCAACAGTTGCAAGAAACACTAAGTAGTGACATTGTATTAAAATCAAAAGGAAAATAAATGCAAATTCAGATTCAGTTTATTAGCGCAGATGTAGAAGACAAAGGCAAGTACAAGATGGCTGAGATTGCCTACAAGGATCTCATCAAAAATCAAGTATCTTCTAAGAAGCTAATGTCGTTCTCCAACCCTCTTGTCTATAAGACGATGGTAGATGCTAAGAAAGGTGAGATCTTTAATGTTGAACTCATTAAGAATGAGAAAGGGTATTGGGATTGGACTGCTGTTACTTCATCTAATTCTGTGGACACCGCTGGGGCTGTACCAGCAGCCACAGGTGCCAAGATCAACACGTCACCTAAGTCTACCTATGAAACCGCCGAGGAACGTGCTCAACGACAGATTCTTATCGTCCGACAGTCATCCGTATCAAGCGCAGTAGAACTATTGAAAGATGGTAAGAAGCCACCAACTGCTGCTGACGTAATCCGCGTAGCGCAGGAATTTGAGGCTTATGTCTTTGGTCATGATGTAGCACCTATTCCTCTCGCAGATTTGCCAACTAAAGATGAAGAGGATGACTCAGACATTCCTTACTAAAAATAATAGCCCCTTCGGGGGCTTATTGGAGAAAGTATGAGTTTACGATTGTACGATTTTAAATGTTTAGAATGTAGTCATGAGTATGAGAAGCTAACACGCTTGACAGATGCGCAGGAGTGTCCTAAGTGTGGTTCTGGTAGAGTAGTGCGTATCTACACCAAGGCACAGTTTAAAATGGGTGGTATTGGTGTTCATGATAGAAAGATGGCTGTATGATTGCTCTGATTGATGGAGATCTTGTAGCGTATCCATGTGCAGCTAGTTGTGGAGAAGAAGATCCTGTAGATGTAGCACTCTTTCGCTGTGATAAGCTAATGCGTGAAATTCTAGAGGCCAGTGACTGTGAGCAGTATCAATTGTTTCTTTCAACTAAATCTAATTTTAGAAAAGAAATTAATCCTGAGTACAAAGCTAACCGCAAAGATATGCAACCACCACAATGGCTGCAGCAGTGTAAAGAGTATCTCCTAACAGAATGGAACGCAAAAGTCAAGGAATATTATGAGGCTGATGATCTTCTTGGCATGAATCAAACAGATGAAACAGTGCTCTGTTCCTTTGATAAAGATTTGCTGATGATCCCCGGCAATCATTTCAACTGGAAAAAACAACAGTATGGAGATCTAACACAAGTAACCCACGAAGAGGGGATATTACATTTCTATTCTCAGATGCTCATTGGGGATGCTACCGACAATATTTTTGGTATTGCTGGTCTTGGTCCTGTAAAATCTAAGAAGTACCTCAGTTCCGCAGAAACAGAGCAAGATCTTTTTGATCTTGTCTATAATAAATATGATGACCCAAAGCGTTTCCTTATGAATGGAACTTGTCTTTGGATATGTCAGAAAGAGGGAGTTACATGGGCACAAAAGCTACAAAATTCCGAATTGATTTTACCAGAAGCGTTAGAACACGAGCTGGTTCTGATGTTAGAATCTATGAAATCTTTTATGAACGATACCTAAATGGTGCATACTACTCAGAGGATGATGATACTTGGTATCCAATCCAATGGGATTCTCAAGGTATGTATGCAAGCAAATCATCAGCTTTGGATCTAGTCAATGTCTGATAAAAAACGAAGGAGTAAACTAGAGTTAACCTTTGAGGAAATTCTTAAAGAAGGTAAAGCTGAATATGATTATGAAGTAACTAAGATTAATTATATCGTACCAGAATCCAAGCACGTTTATACTGTGGATTGGACATTGCCTAAGAATATTCTCCTTGAAACAAAAGGGTATCTCAGTGACGCACAAGAACGTAATAAATATGTATTAATTAAACAGCAGTTTCCTGACATTGATCTTCGTTTTATCTTTGCAAACAACAAGAAGTTGTGTGGAGGTATGAAGACAACACATGAAGCTTGGGCTATTAAGCATGGCTTTAAGTATTGCTCTATAAAAGATACAGATGTTATTCAAAGCTGGATAGAGGAGAGTAAATGATTACAGTTAAATTGTACTATTCAGATGGTGATGTAGTGATTAAACAATTCAAAACCAAAGAAGAAGCAAATCTATATATTCACTACGAAGGTGATCATCTAATAGAGGCTACTTACATTGACTAAACATCTCATCATTCCAGACTGTCAAGTAAAGGAGGGAGATGATCTCTCTTTTCTACGCAGAATTGGTAGGTATATTGTAGAAAAGAAACCAGATGTAGTAGTACATCTTGGTGACTTTGTAGATATGGAGTCTCTTAGTTCTTATGATGTAGGTAAGAAATCATTTGAAGGTCGGCGCTACACTAAAGACATTGCAATAGCACGAAAAGCAATGGAAGAATTGTTGTCTCCTATCTATGAATATAACTTCAATGCATCAAAGAACAAAAAGAAACAGTATAATCCACGCCTTGTTCTATGTCTAGGTAATCATGAACAGCGTATTCAAAGAGCAATTGAAAATGACCCGAAACTGGAGGGGTTAATCAAATATGATGATCTTCCTTACCAAGATTGGGAAATTCATGACTTTCTTAAACCTGTCTTTATTGATGGGATTGCTTACAGCCATTACTTTCCAACCGGCGTTATGGGCAGGCCAGCCACAACTGCTTCAGCTATGGTTAGTAAACTTCATATGTCTTGTATTGCTGGGCATCAGCAAGGCAAGCAAGTCGCCTATGGCAAACGTCCTGATGGATCTACTATCACTTGCATTATCGCTGGTTCTTGCTACGAGCATAATGAAGCTTATCTAGACCATCAAACTAACAATCATTTCCGAGGTATTCTAATGGCTCACCAAGTAAAGAATGGTTGCTTTGATGAGATGTTTGTTAGCCTTGACTATCTAAAGGAACGTTATGCAGAGTCCTGATCACTACCAAGACACACGTTTGATGGATCTTCTTGTTGAAAAGCGCGTACCATTTGCTGAAGGAAACATTATGAAATATGTTTACCGTTGGCAAGACAAGGAGGGTATTAAAGATCTATACAAAGCTAGAGATTATCTAAATGCAATTATCGCCTTTGAGGAATTTGTAAATGGAAGCAAATAAATACCAAGACTGGACAGTAACCACTGCAATCTACCCCGGCGCTGGTCTTGAAGATGATCGTGAGCTTACCTATCTAGCACTTGGTCTTAGTGGAGAAGCTGGTGAAGTTGCTGACAAAATCAAGAAGTATCTTCGTGATGGTAAGCTTGATATTGGTGGTATTGTATATGAATTGGGAGATGTTTGCTGGTATATCGCACGTCTGGCAGATGCCCTTGGATATGATTTTGAGGATCTTCTTACCATTAATCATGCTAAACTAGAGGATCGCAAAGCGAGGGCTGCTCTGCAAGGGAGTGGAGATGCACGTTGAACTCAAATTCATAACACCAAACGCAGTTGAGTTTATTGGACAACTTGCCGGTATTTGTTATGGATCTAAAAATGAACCTGCTGCAAATATTCGACGGGCACTTCACTGTAAAGATAGCGGTCATTTAGCAACACTTAGATTTGCAACGGCGACGTTTCATGTCTCAGGAATCAGCCGAGTCTGTAGTCATCAGTTTGTTAGATCCAAGCACCTAGATTTTCTTCAACGAAGTCAGCGATATTGCTCTGAGAAGAATTCTAGTTTTATTACTCCTACATTAACTGATGAGCAACATAAAGCATACTACACAGCAGTCTTGCAATCTCAGATGGCTTATGATGAACTTATTTCATTGGGAGTTAAGAAGGAAGATGCGCGTTTTGTGCTCCCAGAAGCTACTACAACTGAACTTATTGTTACAGGAAACTTCCAAGCATGGTTGGATTTCATTGCCCTTAGAGCCGACACACATGCACAATTGGAGATTAGACAAGTGGCTAAGACAATCAATAATCTACTTGCCAAAGAGCTAGATAATAAACTATTTAATTGGATGCCTATATGAGTATTCTACTAACAACAATTCTATCTGCACTAATTCCGGTTGGTATTGAGGGTATCAAGCAGGGCATCACCCACCTTGCTGGTGGTGTCAAACCCACTACAGTAGCTGAACAGATCCAACTAGATGATCAGGAGATTAAACGTTTAAACGCTATTGCAGCCCTTGATAATCCGGGGGGTACACCATCCCAGTGGGTAGTAGATTTGCGTGGCTCTGCGCGCTACGTAGCTGCCTTCCTGAGCATTATAGGAGGCCTGTCTCTCTCATTCTTTCCTGACATTCCAATCGAAGTAAAATATATTGGTCTTGAGGGTGCTAACATTGCCTTTGGTTTCTTGTTTGGTACTCGAATTGTAGCTAACTTTAAAAAATAAAATGACCTTCGACGATCTCAAAGAAAAACTAAAGCATGAGGATGAAATAACAGTAATAGAAATATTAGACTTGTCTAGTGAAGAATTGGTTGACATTCTTGAAAGCTATATCTACGATCAACAAGAAAAGATACGGAACTATTACTGTGAAACTACCGAAGCAATGGGTGGGGAAGAAGAATCCTACTAACCCCATCAAGAAACAACAACACGAAGCTAGAACAATAAAAAAAGTTCTGCTCAACCATCTACAAGATGAAGAGTGGAAGCAACAGGTGAGAGAATATGCAACAACAAAGGTTTAAAAATAGCTTTGCAGAGACAATCTTTAAGACAAAGTATGCACAAGGTCCAACTGATACATGGGATGCTTTGTCTGAACGAGTGATTGAAGATGTGTGCGGAACGCGCTTTGGCAAGGATCGCGCACTAATGTCTCAAGAAGATCGTGATCAACTAACCCAGTATATGAAAGAGATGAAGTTCATTCCGGGTGGTCGTTACTTGTGGTATGGTGGTCGTAAGAATAGCTACTTTAACAATTGTTTTCTGCTACGTGCAGAGCATGACACGAGGGAAGAATGGGCAGATCTAACACAACGCTCAGTAAGCTGTCTAATGACTGGAGGTGGTATTGGTATCGACTATTCCATTCTCCGACCAGAAGGGAAACCATTGAGTCGTACAGGTGGCTTGTCGAGTGGTCCTATTCCTTTGATGCAGATGATCAACGAGGTAGGCCGTGGAGTGATGCAGGGAGGCTCAAGACGTTCCGCGATTTACGCCTCGCTGAATTGGCTACACGAAGACATCCCTGCATTCTTAAAAGCAAAGAACTGGTCTGATGAAGTCAAGGCAATGAAGCTTAAAGACTTCAATGCTGCGGCTCCTCTTGACATGACTAACATCTCTGTTAACTATGATGACAAGTGGCTCTACAACGCAGATCGCGCTTCACTGCATACCTTCGTAGAGAATTGTCGTCAAGCTATGATGACAGGTGAACCGGGGTTTAGCTTTAACTTTGGTGCTAAACAAAATGAAACATTACGAAACGCATGTACTGAAGTTACTTCTGAAGACGATAGTGATGTATGCAATCTTGGCTCAATCAATATCTCTAATATTAAAGATTTGGAGGAGTTCAAAAACATCGTTGCTCTCGGCTCCAAATTTCTCGTATGTGGGACTCTCAGAGCAGACTTGCCGTATGAAAAGGTCTATAAAGTTAGGGAAAAGAATCGTCGTCTTGGACTTGGACTTATGGGCATCCACTCATGGCTCTTACAAAGAGGACAAGGATATGAAGTAACTCCAGAACTACATAAATGGTTAAAGGTATATAAAGATGAATCAGAACGAAGTGCTATTGAACATTGTGAAAGGTTGTTTATCTCGAAGCCAGTGGCTTTTCGAGCCATCGCTCCCACAGGAAGTATAGGAATTTTAGCTGGTACTACCACTGGAATTGAGCCTCTCTATGCCGTTGCCTATAAACGTAGGTATCTAACAGATGGTACTAAATGGAAATATGAATATGTAGTTGATACTACAGCAGATCAATTGATTAAAGAGTATGGAATTGATCCTGCAACTATTGAAACTGCACAATCTCTAAGTGAAAACTTTGAGAAACGTATTTCATTTCAAGCATCAATTCAGGATTATGTGGATATGAGTATTAGTTCTACTATTAATCTTCCAGCATGGGGTAGTAAACTTAACAATGAATCTCGTGTTACTGAGTTTGCAGAAATTCTAAGTAAGTATGCTCCACGTTTGCGTGGGTTTACTGCCTACCCAGATGGTTCTCGTGGTGGGCAGCCTCTTACTTCCGTTCCATATGATGAAGCCATTAAACACAAAGGATATACTTTTGCAGAAAATGATATTTGTGAGATTGGTGGAAAGGGAGGCAGTTGTGGAGTATAATCGAGAAGATATAATTTGGTCTGCTGGCTTATTTGAAGGAGAGGGTAGTATCTCGATCTCTAAACTTCCTTCTGGTAGATTATATCCACGCATTAAAGTAAAGATGTGTGATAAAGATGCTATTGAAAAGTTTGCTTCTACTTTTAAACTAAAAGTTCTAGATGTTGTAAAAGATAAATCTTGGAAAGAGCATTACAAAGATGCTTGGTACACGGATAGTACAGGTAAAAAAGCAGTTGCTATTTTGTATATGTTGTATCCTTGGTTGGGCAATCGTAGAAAAGCTAGAGCAGATGAAGTGATTGCATTATGGAAACAAAATGATGCTCTATAATCCAACAGA